GGCAGTTAAACAAGGTGAGGATATAAAAGCCAGTGATACCCAATCAGAGATATACGAGAAGACTTTAAACGCCGAGAAAAAAAGAGAAGGTGGTATAGGTCAGAAGATGATGTTGAAAAGTCTTGATACTATGAAGGGATTTATGAAGGGTATGTATGAATCCACCATGAAAGTAGCAAAAACTGGTCTTAAAGGTGCCTTCATTGCACTGGGAATAATGGCTCTTCTTGAATTCTTAGAGAGTGATACTTGGAAAAAAGTGAAGAAGAGTATTGGTGAGTTTATAAAGGATGATAAGTTAACAAAATGGTGGACAGCCTTCACAGAGGGTTTTGATAAATTCTGGGACTATCTATTTGCACCAGCTGGTGGAGCTCCAGACTTCAAAAAGGGTGGATTGTTCACACGAATAGGTGCTATACTTGGTGCATTTGTAGATGCAGACACAGGTGAGTTCACTACAGGCTCCTTTCTTACGGGGATAGCTGCTGTGTGGAAGAATCTAAGTGGTATAGAATTATTGGTTGGTTCTTTAGCTCTGATGTTCATCCTACCTAAAACATTAACCAAACTTGCATTTAAAGGAGCATGGAAGTTAGTAACAGGTTCTCTTGGTCTGTTTATGAATTCTTTCAAGTCCCTTGCAAATATGATTAAAGGGGGTATTCCGAAAGTGCCAGGTGGTGCAAAAGTGCCACAGGCGAGACTCCCAGCTGGTTCGCCGGGTGGTACGGGTGGACAGTTTGCCAAGCCGGGAGCTGCTACCACCGCAGGAACTATGGCTAAGAAGGGGGGAGGGGCTATGGGTAAGATATCAAAAATCCTTAAACCCTTTGCTCATCTAAAAAAATATCCTATGTTGATGACGGCGGCGAAGAGAATTCCTCTACTTGGACCTATCCTTAGTAGTGTTGGTGTTATATCACTGTTGATGAGTGACGCATCACACAGAGATAAGGTTAAAGGTGTTGGTGGACTTATTGGTGGTGGTTTAGGTGCTGCGGGATTTGGTTTAGTAGGTGCTGCGTTGGGTGGAATATTTACAGGCCCCGGCGCAATAATCGCCGCTCCATTAGGTGGACTTATTGGTTCATTAGTTGGTTGGCTTGGTGGAGAATGGGCAGGATCAAAACTTGCCGGTTTCTTAATGGGTGAAGATCCAGATCTTAAAGGAATGGCAGAAGATGCTCCCCAAGGTACGGGTGCAATACCAAAAGCTATGCCTGGAGGTGGGGGTGGAGGTGATTTTGGTGGTAAAGCTAAATTAGGAATGTCGCCTGGTGCAATGGGTGGAAAAGTGGGTGCCATGTCAAGTAGTGTAACACCTCTATCCAATAGTGGTGCTTTTGCTAAGGTGATGAGTATTAATGCCGAGAACGTCTCTATACGATCAGCCTTTGGAGCTGGGGATCAAGGTGGTCAAACTGCTGTGGTAAATGCACCTGTATCTAATGTCAAAACTACGAATACTCAAGTAGTAGCTGAGACTGCACAACCTGTAGACCGTAGATTACAAGCTCTAAATGGTGGTGCAGTAGGTTAAAAAAAATCCCCCCAACTAGTAACTAAACTAGAAGAGGGGATGAGGTTGCATTAAACTTTTTAAGAGTCTATTCGTCCTCTGCAAGTTTCTCAAAATAGGATATAGTATCATCCTCATTATCAACTGAAACGTCTACTGCTGGAGCTGGTACTGGTTTAGTATCAACCGTAACTGTACTCACTTGAGGTTCATCCTCAAATTGGGTACTTGCTGCACTACCAATCGTAGTAGTCCCTGCAAGAACAGTGTCTAATCGTTTCTTCAACTCATCATAAGACTTGAAGTTAGTAGCAGAGGTAAATTCTACCAGAGGATATTCTTTACCCCATACTTCCTCAATCTTATCATCATCATCAAACAATACGGAAGATGTCTCAAACTCTGATTTATCATAGTTCCAGTAACCATCTACCTTACGAATCTTCAATTTAAAGTTTGCACCCTTCCAAAAATCAAAAGGATTGATTGCAGTCTCATCTTCAAAGGCTGGTTGCATTGCTTCCATAACCTTATCAAATATCTTCTTACCGAAACGATAAAGCATAACCTTACCCTCGTTCTGAGGATTTGCAGGGTCTTGCACAACATAGATGTTGGCAAAGTACTGCAACTTACGCTTCTGTTTCCGAGCGATTTCCTTATCAGATTCAATTCCAGAATTCCAAAAGGCGGTGTTCAGTTCAGACACAGGGTCTTTCTGTCCGATTGTAGTAAGTGAATTCTCAATGTACCACTGACCTGTTGAACCTTGGAATGCGTGACTCCATAACTTCGCCCAAGGTAGTTCTTCATCCTTGACAGAAGGTAGGAAACGAATGACCGCAAATCCATTACCAGTTTTATCCATCACTGGTTTCCAGATACGTTCATCAACGTATGATTTCTTTTCTTGAGGGGCGTTTTCGGTTTTAACTGCACCAAGCAGTTTTTCTAACGAGTCTTGTTTTTTAAGTGTTGCTAACGACATGTATTTCTCCATTTATGTTATCGTATGTTAATATATGTAAATTTATATTATCTGTAGTGTATCACAAAGGTCTTCTTTTGTCAAGTCCCTTACGTTACAATTTTCATTAATAAGTTCAATTGCATCGTCTGTGGTAGGGTCAACCCAATGGTATTTAATATCGGGATACTCTTGAAAAGTTGTCTCCATCTGCTGAACCCAATTAGAGGGGCTAAACCCCTTGGAATCAGCAGGCAGATAGTTTTCACTACCTTTGTAGATATTATTTAGTGGTTCATTATAATGACTTAAATCAAACCCTAGTAAATAGATGTCTTTATAGTCGTGTTGAGATGCAATGTTAATTGTAGTACAACCAGTACTCCACCCTACTGGATATTCTACAGCTATCACTCCATCATCATTCTTTAGTTGAGTAATCCAAACACCAGTATCCTTTTCCATCTTCTGTATCAAGTCAGGTACATCCAGAGTAGGATTCATCTTAATTGCAGTCTCTATCTTCTCTTTGAGTGTTATGGGATCTTTACCTCGTATGATGCACTCTTCGGCAGCTTCCTCTTTATGGATGTGTATCAAATCTTCTGGTATTTCAAATCCCATTAAAAAGGTGTCGCCTATCTCAGTAGGAACCTTGTTCCACTCTAAGAACCAACATGTGTTATGAGTTGCGTAATCAGATTTATAAATCTCTTGTTGCATAGCTGGGTCTGTTGCAACTAGATTATCAACCTTACCATCACGATAGATTGCATTACAACCCCAAGTGTCAACAGACTGTTTCATAATCATTTGATGACATGGTGAATACCATGAACGACTCTCACCGTTACCTATGATAAGAGCAGTTTCTCCTACAAAGGAAGGAACCCACATAGGGCCGTGATCGTCTAGATTACTCTGGAGGTTCTGAAGCATCTTCTTCTTCTTCTTCACGTTTTACTTCTGGGAATTTTACAACTGAAATAGTTTCTATTGAGCTAGCAGGATTAACCGCACAACCAATTTCAGAGAGGGTGACTTCCCACCCTTCTGCTAACATACCTTGAACAGTTCTTAATCCTCTATCTTCAATAGTACCACTCCAATCATTGACAAAAGTGATACACTCTATCTTATTATCAAAATGTCTAGATAATATATGTATCTTCTCTTCTCTCGTCATTCCATCAGGATCAGTTATGACAAATGCTAGTAACAGCATAAATGTATTAACCATGAACTTTATCCTTCAGTTCTAGTACTCTATTTCTCAATACTGATACCGCAGTTCGTATGTTTCCAGTATCGTGTTCCTCATACCGACTCTCTAATATTGCAATCTCTTCCATTAACATTACAATCTTATCTACAGTAATTTGGTTCCATTCATTTGAATATGTCTCATTCATTTCGTAAGGCCTTCCATGATACAGGAAACATTTTTGCACCCATCTCATCTATCTGATTCGCAACCATTTGTGTTTCCAGTTGTGTATCTGGTTTGCATCGTAGGTTGCAGACACGAGCAAATGCCATTAATGTACCACTCCAATACCATTCAGTCATTAATGACTGAGGTAAGACCATTCTGGCCATTTCGGGTGCAATACCTTCTTCTAACATTACAGTATAAGCCTCTTTGCACATACGATGTATATCAGAAATATCATGAAGGATTGTTTCGTCTGATGAACCTTGTTTCTTATTTTCTGCGGCAAGTCGCCACTCAATAGGTTCATAAAATTCGGGGGGCGTATCAACATATCGTCTTGATACTTCATTCCATACCAAACCAACTTGGTGTTTAACCAACTGTCTTGCGACAAATATAGGTGCTTTGATTTGAAATTGCATTGATGCATGACCAAAAGGACTCCAATGATCATGTTTCGCAAGATAGTTAATAAGCTTCGTATCTTGATCTTTATTAAATTCGTTATGTATCTTTGCAAAAGAGACACGGGCAGCATTTACTACTGATAAATCACTGCCCATGTGGTCAATGAAAGTTACATGTGGTAACCTCTTTTCCATCACACTCTTTTCTGGGGGGTTTTATTGTTAGTGTACCGTCTTGGACGAAAACTCTTCGGCCACTGAGGGGTACGGGTGGCTAGTTCTTTACATCTCTGACTAATTTCTTTATTGGCTTTTGTCAACTCTGCACAGTCACTCTGAAGTAGTGTAACCTGTTCTTCTAATTTAGTAACTTTGGCTTCAAAGAAACCTTCTTCACGGATGGCGGGGTCACCATCCAAATAAACTGTAAATTCCATTAATTGGACTCCTCTATCAAGTTTAGTAGTTTCATTCTATACCTTTTTGGGTCAATTGTCAAGAACCCTTTGTAGTTTTTCATCAAGTTTTTTAGAGATTTCCAAACAATATCGCCTGCTAGTTCTCTATCCCATTCTGGTATGTAGTCCACCAGCACATCAAGAATGATAAGAGACTCTAAAGAGACCCTACCACCAAGGTAAGCTTTCATTAATGTTGGATGTTGATTGTTGTTGACTTTGAATATTGGTTCAAAGTTGGTTATGAATGGATGCATTTCAACGGGAAACATATCAAAAAACCCCTGTCTTCGGAGTTTCCATGTATCATGGTTTTCATCATTGAAATTTACGATATAACCTCGTACCTCTCTAATAAAATTGGATACAAAATATCCTTCAACTTCTTGATAGGTATCAAATTTCTTGGCTATTTTTGTGAAGAAATATCTATCTTTACGTTTATAGAACGACTCTCTGGTAATCTTGGTCTTTCCATGATATTTGTGATAATCATATTGACCCTTACCAAAGTGTGCTTTTAAAGCACAATACATCAAATAAACGTCAACTGGTTCCATCGTCTTTTGACTTATATCCATCTTCTTCAACTCTACGACTTGTAGCGGGATTAATGCTTGCGGCAATAAAACTTGCAGCCGCTAACATGGGAATAACGTATATCATCTTATCAGTAAGATATGCAGTAATATACGTTGGTATTAACACAATGGTTGCTTGAAGCAACCCCTTAATCATCTTCTTTACAAGGAACACCTGTAACCACTGGGCCGACGGTGCCGTCAAGACCTTCTTGCTTCCAATAGAATTTATCACCTACTTCTAGGTCGCCAGCTAGACTAAATGCATAGGTATTACCATTGGCTGGATTCTTTGTCACTACATGACAAC